AAACTAGAAAGAAGCGTAAAGGCAGACATTCTAAAAGACCGAATAAAAGTAGTCGGCCAAAACGTACGAGAGGACAAGGAAGATAATGAATGTATTATTTTTAATTTTAGGATTGGCAACAGCTAGTACCACCTATGAACTTGTTAAAATTCCGATAGGTATGGCAGTTAAACAAATGACTTGCGAACAAGCATTTGCTAAACACACAATATCAGTAGAAAACCCAAATTATAAAGTTGGAAATAATGAACCAATAACTTATATCAAATATAAAGGTAAAACAGTTTTCTTTCATTATTGCGAAGATTCACTTGGAAAGTATATTCCATAATGGCTACTTCATTTAATATTCAAGCTATTGCAAAGCTATTAAAACTATCTGAACGTAGAATACAACAACTCGCTAAAGATAATATTATACCTAAAGCGGAACGTGGTAAGTATGATTTAGTTAGTAGTGTTCATGGATATATAGATTTTCTAAAAGCGAAAGCTGGTGGCGATTTTACTGCTGAAGAAGTATTAAAAAATAAAAATAAATTACTTAAAGCTAAAGCAGAAATAGCAGAAATAGAAAAGCAAAAGGCAACAGGCGAATTAATACCGAAAGAAGAAGTAAAACGCACCTGGTTAGAGTTAGTACACAAAGTAAAACAAAAATTGCTTTCAATACCAAATAAAGTTGCTCCAGTTATTGTTACAATCAAAAATATTAACGAAATAAAATTAATTTTACAAGATAAACTATATGAGGCACTTTATGAAATCACAAGCGATGACAGAAGTGTGGCAAAAAACAATGAGTCTAATAAAACCACCGCCACACCTAAAAATAAGTCAATGGGCAGATAAATTTAGGCATTTATCTACTGAAAGCAGTAGTGAAGCTGGTAAATTTGAAACTAGCAGAGCCATCTTTCAAAAAGAAATAATGAATAGTATTAACGATCCATCTATTGATGAAGTTGTTGTTATGTCGTGTTCTCAAATAGGTAAGACCGAGATTCTTCTCAATGCCATTGGCTATTATATACATTATGCTCCAGCACCTATATTAATTGTCCACCCAACTTTAGAAATGGCTCGTGCCTGGAGTCAGGATAGACTTGCTCCAATGATTAGAGATACTGAAATTTTAAAATATAAAGTTGCCGAAGTTAAAAGTAAAGATTCAGGCAATACTGTATTACATAAGATATTTGATGGTGGCCACATTACAGCTTGTGGTGCTAATTCTCCAGCATCGTTAGCTTCTCGTCCTATTAAAATTGTTTTATGTGATGAGATAGATAGATACCCACCTACTGCTGGAAGTGAAGGCGATCCTGTTATGTTGGCTAAACGTAGAAGTGCAACCTTTTGGGATAGCAAGTTGGTTTTAACATCAACACCTACTGTTAAAGGTGCAAGTGCGATTGAATCTGCTTTTGAAGATACTGATAAGCGTTTATTTTATGTTCCTTGTCATAAGTGTAAGAAGAAACAAGTTCTAAAGTGGTCGCAAGTACAATGGGACAAGAACCAACCTGAAACAGCTAGATATATATGTGAACATTGTGAAAAGAAATGGACTGATATTGAAAGAATTAAAAATATCGCTAAAGGACATTGGAAAGCGACCGATAGATTTAATGGACGTGCTGGTTTTAGATTGAATGGACTTTATTCTGTATGGGTAACAATGGAAGAAGCTGTCGGAGAGTTCTTACGAGCAAAAAAATTACCTGAAACATTAAGAGTATTTGTTAATACCTATCTAGGAGAAACGTGGGAAGATCAAGGAGAGCGTATTGATGATTTGGGCCTATATGACAGACGTGAAGATTATACTATTCCTGATGAAGTCGTATTATTAACTGCTGGAGTTGATGTTCAGGACGATAGACTCGAAGTAGAAGTATTAGGTTGGGGTTTAGAAGAAGAAACGTGGAGTATTGATTATCATACGATCTATGGCGATCCATCTGCACCTAATATCTGGCAAGAACTAGATTTGATATTGTCAAAAACATACGAATTACCTAATAAAACCAAACTTAAAATCGTTGCGACTTGTGTGGATAGTGGACACCATACCAATCAAGTTTATAAGTTTTGTAAACCAAAATTCGTACGAAGAATATTCGCAATCAAAGGTATAGGTGGAGAGGGACGAGCCATCATTAGTAGACCTACTAGAAATAATATTGCTCGTATAACTTTATTTCCTATTGGCGTTGATACTGCTAAAGAATTAATATATTCGAGATTAAGGATAAGAGATTATGGTGCTGGATATTGTCATTTTCCAAAAAAATATGGAGAAGAATATTTCAGACAGCTAACAGCAGAAAAGGTTGTTACAAAATATAGACGAGGTTTTAAAAGACGAGAATGGGTTTTGATGCGACCAAGAAATGAAGCGTTAGATTGTAGAGTTTATGCGTTGTCGGCATTTACAATATTAAATGCAGATTTAAATAGAATATCTGAAAAACAAAAAAAAGGACAAATAGAATTGAATCCTAAAGTCAACCCAAATAGGTTGAAACATTATAAAAAGCATAGTAATTTTGCGAAATCGTGGAATGATTAAAATTAATGGCTAATATTTTTACAACAATACCAGAAAAAGAACCGATAAGTTTTTATAAAGGCGAAACTATTGTTTGGAAAAGAACCGATATAGGTGCTGATTATGCACCATCAAGTTATTCGATGGTTTGGGAAGCATCATTAGAAAGCGATGGTTCAACAAGATTTTCAGCAACAGTTACAGAGTCAGGAACAGAATATACATTTACATTAGATGATTCAGCGACAGCTAATTATACTGCTGGAGATTATTTTTGGGTTTTAAAAGTTATTCAAGATAGTGATAGTGAAAAATTAGTTATAGATTCAGGAAAAATAACTGTCAAAGATAACTATTTTGCAACTACTGGCGATACTAGAAGCCACGCTAAAGTTATGCTCGATAAAATTGAGAGCATATTAGAAAATAGAGCAGATGCAGATGTTTCAAGTTATTCAATAGCTGGACGTTCACTTAATAAATTAACAGTTGATGAATTATTAAGATGGAGAGATTATTATAGAGCAGAATATAAAAAAGAGGTTGCCGAATTTAGAACTGGAAACAATGAGGGTTCAGGTCGAGTAGTAAAGGTACAATTTAATGACATATCTTGAACGAATTAGAAATTTTTTCAGAAGAAAAACGAATAAAAGGTCTTTTTATTCTGGTGCTGGAACACATAGATTATTAAGCAACTTTATTCAAACATCTAAATCTGCTGATACTGAAATTAAACAAAGTTTAAGAGTTTTAAGAAATCGGTCAAGAGATTTAGCAAGAAATAATGCTTACGCCAGAAGATTTATCAATGTTTATACAGATAATGTTATTGGGCCTAAAGGAGTTCATTTACAAGTTAGAAGTCGTGATCCAAATGGTGCATTAGATTCATTTGCTAATAATATGATTGAAAGACGTTGGAAAGAATGGGGTTATAATTGTTCTGCCGATGGTAAAATGAGTTGGGTAGATTGCCAACGATTATTTGCTGAAACATTTGCAAGAGATGGCGAAGTATTAGTAAGACTCATTAAGAATTTTGATAATCCTTATAAGTTTGCTATCGAGTTTATTGAAGCTGATTTTTTAGATACAGAACTCAATATAGTTTTAGAAAATAAGAATGAAGTTAGAATGGGAATTGAAATTAATAAGTTTGGTAAGCCAATTAATTATCATTTATTAAAAAGACACCCAAACGATGATCTGAATTTAAGTTCAGCTTCTTATATAGGTACAAAATATAATGTTGTACCAGCTAATCAGATTATTCATTTTTATCATCAAGAAAGACCACATCAAACAAGAGGTATTCCACCTTTATCATCATGTTTAAAAGATTTAAAAATGTTAGATGGTTATATGGAAGCTGAATTAGTTGCGGCAAGAGTAGGTGCAAGTAAAATGGGATTTTTTAAATCTGCTGATGCTGATAGTTATACTGGAGAAGATAAAACAAATACTAATAATCCAGTTATGTCTGCTGAACCTGGAACATTTGAACAATTACCAACTGGAACTGATTTTCAAACATTTGATCCACAACACCCAACGACAGCGTTTAAGGATTTTACTAAATCCATTATACGATCCATCGCAAGTAGTTTGAATGTTAGTTATAATACACTTGCAAACGATTTAGAGAGCGTTAATTATTCAAGTATTCGACAAGGTGCATTAGAAGAAAGAAATTATTGGCAATGTGAACAATATAAGATTACTAGAAACTTTCACGATGTTGTTTATTCAAAATGGTTAGAAATGGTTTTATTAACCAAGTTATTAAGTGATCTTCCAGCTTCTAAATTTCCTAAATTTAATCAACCTATTTGGAGAGCGAGAGGTTGGCAATGGATTGATCCTAAAAAAGAAGTTGAAGCATTAAAAGTAGGTGTAGAAAATGGCTTTTTATCACACCAGGACGTTCAAGCGAGTTATGGTCGTGATGTTGAAGATGTATTTAGTCAGATACAATCTGATAAAGAACTTGCTGATAAATTTGGAATACAATTAGCTTTTGAACCATTTGGACAAAAACAAATGCAACAAAATCAACCAAATGAGGTTGAAGAAGAAGAAGAAAAATAATAGATATAAATTATATGACAATAAAACAAAACGAAAAAGACAATGGCTTTAACAAAGAAGGGAACAGCAAAGAATTTAGTACAGAAAATAATGTATTATCATCTCTTAAAGAAGGACAACAAAAAATTAACAAACAAGAAGTCGAAAAGAATATGGAAATTGAAAAGCAAATTCAGAAAAAAGTAGTTACACAAAAATCAGATAAAGAAAAACTATATCGTGTATTTGGTTTTAATAAAAAGGAGATTAGCGAAGATAACAGAACTGTTAATCTAGCGTTTTCTTCTGAAGAACCATACGATAGAAGTTTTGGAACAGAAATTTTAAGTCATAATCCGCAAGATGTGGATTTTTCATTTATTGCTAGTGGGACAGCACCATTATTGCTCAACCACGATTTAGAAAAGCAAATAGGAGTCATAGAAGAAGCTAAAATCAGCGATGCCGACAAGGTAGGTCGTGCAGTCGTGAGATTTGGTAAATCAAAACTAGCTGATGAGGTTTTTCGTGATGTCGTAGATGGTATTCGCAGTAATGTGAGTGTTGGCTACGAAATAATGAAGATGGATAAGATTAAAAGCGATGATGAGGACGAGGACAGTCCAACTTATCGTGTTAATTGGAAACCATTGGAAGCGTCTATTGTTTCCGTACCAGCAGACACAACTGTTGGCGTAGGACGTAGTAGATATGATAGTTCAACCGATCAAGATAGTCGTAAAGAAACTATTGAGATCATAACTGGAAAAAACACAATGGAAAAAGCTAAAGAAAATCCAAAAGTGGAAACTCCCAAAGTTAATGTTGAAGAACAAATCGCTAAAGCGAGAAAAGAAGAAACAGCTAGAGTTAAAGAAATACAATCTTTAGGGTCAGCACATAATTGTAAAGACCTTGCAGATAAAGCAGTTAACGATAATGTTTCTCTTGCTCAATTTAGAGGAATTGTTTTAAACAAACTAGGGGAAGCAAAACCTTTGGACAAGAAAGATAACATTGGACTTTCTAACAAGGAATCACGAGATTATTCTCTTGTCAAAGCTATTAGAGCAATGACAACTGGAAATTGGTCTGGTGCCGAACTTGAAAGAGAAGCGTCTGATGAAATCTCTCGTAAAACTGGCAAAACTCCGAAAGGTATCTATGTTCCAACAGACATTCGTTGGACTAGGGATCTTATTCAGGGGTCTGCTGGCGATGGTGGAAACTTGGTAGCAACTAACCTTTTAAGTGGTTCATTTATTGAAGCATTAAGAGCAAGAATGGTTGTTAAACAAGCTGGTGCTTTATTTTTAAGTGGTCTAGTTGGCGATATTGCTATCCCAGCACAAAATGCGGTTAATTCTGCATCATGGGTTGGAGAAAATTCAGCAGTAACAGAAGTCAACCCGACATATCGTCAAGTTACAATGGCTCCTAAAACGTTAGGAACATTTACTGACATATCAAGACACTTAATGCATCAATCTACTCCCGCAATCGAAACTATTGTTAGAAATGATATTATAAAAACACTTTCTAATGAAGTTGATAAGCAAGCTATTCAAGGTTCTGGGTCTAGTAACAAACCAACTGGTATTTTAAATACTTCAGGTATTGGTTCTGTTGCTATCGGAACGAATGGTGGTGCTTTTACGTGGGCAAAAGCTGTTGAAACTTGGAAAGAAGTTGCTACTGACAACGCAGATATAGGTGCGTTGGCTTGGGTTACTTCTCCTCTTGCAGTTTCTCGTTTAATGGCTACGGCTAAAGTCGGTTCTTCTGACTCTGTCATGATCATGAACGATCAAAACAAGCTACTTGGTTACAATGTCTTTTCAACAACAAACTCGCCTGATACTCTTACAAAAGGGTCATCAAGTGGGGATTGCTCTGCTTTAACATTCGGGAATTTTAATGACCTGATTGTTGGAGAATGGGGTAATTTGGACATATCTGTAGATCCTTATACTAATGCTACTAAAGGCGGCACTAGAATTATAGGTCTATATGACGTGGACGTTGCTGTTAGACACGCAGAAAGTTTTGCGGCAATTCAAGATAATAATGCGTAATTAACGCATTTACAAGATTAGGCGTGGCATTGACCACGCCTTTTCTTTTAGATACAAGGAATTATTATGAAAATAAAAATACTAAAACAAACTTTTGTCAAAGGTCAATTAGCAAAAGCTGGAGATGTAATAGAAGCTACTCAAAACGATGGAGAACTATTAATCGGTATGGGTAAAGCTATTGCAAGTGCTGAATCGACTAAAAAACCTGAACACAAAGAAACTGTTAAAAAGAAAAGTTTTTTTTCGAGAAAAAAGAAATAGAGGAGTCTTATGATTACCAGTTTAAGAAATTGGTATAAATTAGCAAAGGCACACCCTAAAGCATCTATTGGGATTGCTGTTGTTATTATTATTATACTATTAGCAATATTCTAATGTAATGAAATTATCTTTTATCAAGTATGGTAAAAGAAAGATTAAAGTTCATTATGTCATACTTCAAGATTGTTTAGGATTATACGATCCTAATTTACATACACTTCATTTAGATAAGAGGTTGAAAGATTTAAGTTTATTTAATACTTTAATGCACGAGATGTTTCATATAATAATGAATATGGAAGATATTGATGTGAATACTAAAGGAGAAGAACCTATTGCTAAAGCAGTAGGTAATGGTTACGAAAAGATATTCATGGCCAATCCATTCCTAGTTAAAGTATTAACAAAATGTTTAAAAAAAAACAAGTAATATGGCAATAGAAACAGATACAGAACGAGCAATATTTTTTGATACAGACGATTTCGCTAAATCAGCAACTTTTACTGATGTTAGTGCTAGTTCAAGTTCAACAGTTAAAGGAATTTTCGATAAAGAATCAATAGAGCAAAGTGTAGGCGAAGCTGGACTTATAGAAGAAGTGCCAGTTTTTACTTGTAAATCAAGTGATGTTTCTGATGCTACTTTCGATGATACTTTTGTTATTGATACTGTTACTTATTACATTAAAGAGATATTGCCTGACGGAACAGGAATGACAAGATTTACATTATCAGGATAAGATGGCCCATATTAGAAAAGCAATTAGAGAACACGTTGTTACAACAGTTACAAGTTTATCTACTACTGGTTCCAATGTTTATGAAACAAGATATTTTCCTTTACAGACTGGGAATCTTCCAGCTTTAATTGTTTATACGTTAGATGAAACAGTTGAAGATTATACGATAGGACAAAATACTAGAACTCAATTCAGAGCATTAAATTTAATTATCGAAGCACATTGTCGAGGAACAGCTAACATAGATGATACGTTAGATACGATTGCAGAAGAAGTAGAAGAAGCAATGGTTACTGATATTAGTCGTGGTGGTAATGCAAAAGATACAAAATTAGTTTCAACAGAAGTGGATTTTGATACTGCTAGTCAAAAGACAGGGTTGATGAGGTTGACCTATTTAATTTCATACAATACTATCGAAAACGCAGTACAAACAGGAGTTTAATTATGGCAACCAATAGAATAAAATTAAAAACACCTAACGGAGATAGTGTGATTGAAACATTTGCAGAT